CACTAATTTTTGTTTTTGCCATTTTTTACCCTTGTCTTAACCATTCATTGTTGTTTGTTGATACACTTGTCCATGTATTTGAGCTTGGTGATAAGTCAGTCCATGTTTCTGTTCCTGCTGATTGCGTATTCCAGTTATCACCTTGTATTACTCCTGAAGCTACAACATTAGCATTAGCATTAATAGTTGAGCTTACAAAATATATAGCAGTAGGGTTTGCAGATACGTTTGCTAAAGCTGATATGTCTACAATTGTTGAGTATGTGACAATTGCGTTAGATGAAACCGTTGCTGTGCCATCTATAGATGCAGAGGCTAAAATAATACCACTAATTGTAGCGTTTGCGGATACTGTAGCAGTAGCATCTATTGCACCATTAACGCTATATATAACAGTGCCAAATGATGATACTGTTGTAGAGTTTGTAATGGATGCTACTATGAATGGAATATATGTTGCTGAACCAACTACTGTACAACTTCCAGTTACAGAACCTGAACCAAATTGTGTTGTTCCAGTTGATGGAACGTATACAATAAAGATAACACCTTGTGAGCCAACACCTGCATTACCTAAACCACCAGCAGTAGTTACTGTTCCACCATGACCACCACCACCATACAATCCTGCATTAGTGCCTGCAGTAGATTGTGCAGCACCACCTTTACCACCTGAACCACCTAAAGTGTTAAGTATGTCTATGCCTGAACCACCAGAGCCTCCTGACCCTGTATTAACAGCACCTGAACCACCACCACCAAATGTCCCTGCTGTATTTACTACAGTAGCACCACCTGTGCCACCAAAATTATTACCACCATTACCAAAAGTAGCTGAAGCAGCATTACCACCATTTGAACCGCCACCATTACCACCACCACCACCGCCAGCCATGTTTGCTGCCGTAGAAGAACCAAATCCTGTTCCTCCGTTACCACCTACACCATTTGGACCACCAGCACCTCCGCCAGCACCTGAACCATATCCTGTAGAAGCTGCAGTACCAAATGCACCTGCACCGCCTGAACCACCACTAGAGCCTAAAACACTTCCTGTTAATATAATAGAAAATAAAGTGCTTCTTGCAGATGAACCTCCCGAAGGTGTAGAACTTACAGTTCCAGTTGTTCCAGCAGTAGTTTGTGTTTTATAAAATAAAGCATAAGAAGGGGATGTTGCATCACTATCAGAAGCTAAAGCTGTATAGCCTGTAGGTGTTGTATATGTAAGAGAAGCGGTATTTACAGCAACATAATCAAATACAATAGCATTATTTGCAGTTGTTGTAATTGCAGCAGCTACAGATGGAGTTGCATTAGCACTTATTGTTCCCATAACATCTATAGCTGCATTTCTATAAGCTATCATGCAAGCACTAGAAGTTTGTGAAGCACTTTGTGTTATTGTATAAGATGCAGGTTCAGAACTTGCTGTTCTATAATATATTGCTCTATTATTAGCAGAGGCTAACCATACAGTCCACCCACTAGGCGTAGTCCATGTACCATTTTGAGACATAACTGTTAAAATTAGTAAGTCACCATTACTTGTTCCTGTGGGGACATTTACAGTAATAGTCGTAGAGGCTGTATTTTGAGCTGCTGATGCTGATGCTACTAGTTGAGGAAAATCTCCTCCTGTACCTCCAGCACCACCTGATGATATTGGTGTTGTATCAGCATTACCTTTTTTACCACCGCCAACAATATAAGCACCACTATTCCAAGTAGTATTACCGCCATCAGTATTAGATGCAGATGTACCTATAGCATAAGTAATAGAACTAGATGGAGTTGCAGAGAAATTAGTAATTTGAGTATAACCACCCCCACCTCCTCCACCACCTGCTGCTCTATTATTTCCTGATGCAGCACCTGCTGCTCCACCACCACCAGCACCTATCATGTAAATATTATTATTAGAACTATTCCAATCAGCAGGAACTGTAAATGTAGTGCCTGATGTTAAAAGATAAGCAGTTTGTGGTGATGCTGTGCTAGATGCTATAAATGCTATACCTGTGTTGTTTTGTCCATTTGTAGAATTAGCACCTGCATAAAATGTAATAGGAGAAATATTTGAGCTTGATATTGCATTACAAGATAAATAATCAATTCCATCTGTTTTATTTGTAATGTTTAATGCTGATTGTGTATTAGGAAAAGATGCACTTTGAACTGTAACTACATTTCCTGCTGTGCCTTTTATAGACCATGTTGTAATTGTTTGAGTTAAACTTGCTCCTAATTGAACAGTATGAGCCACAGTTTTAGTAGATGCAAGTTCACTAAATGTATTTGAACCACTTATAACAAGAGTGGATGTTCCTGTTGCACCACCAATAGTTAGTTTATTATAAGTTAAACCACCACCTGCAAATGTCCTTGATGTGGTAGATGTATCTGATAATAATATATCAGAAGTACCTTTATTAAATGTAAGTCCTGTTGTTGTGGCTGTAGTCCAAACAGTTCCTGTACCTGTTAAAGTCCACAGACCATTACCTAATGTTAGTGTTCGTGTGTTTGAATTAGTACTAGACAATGCACCATAAGTAACTGAAAATCCATTAGCATTAAAAGAACCATTTGTTAATGTAATTGTTCTAATTGAAGCTGTGCTATTTGCAGTTAAAGCATCTTGTAATGTCCATCCACCACCAACACCATTAAAAGTTAAATTTACTAATGATTTTCCATTAGTAGTAATAGTTTTTCCTGTTGTGGTAGCATTAAATGTAATAGTCCATGTAGCTACTGCTACAGTAAACGAGCCACCACTAGGCAATGATAAATTACTAGAAATTGTTAATGTAGAACTTGATGCACCCAATGTAATAGCTTGAGATGCTGTAACAGTTAAGTTATTACATACAGCTCCTGTGCAAGTAATAATACCTGTACCTGAAGATGAGTCAATAATAGCATCATCAGCAGATGTAGGAGGACCTACGATACCACCTGTGCCACCTGAAGTTAAAGCCCAATTAGTATTGGAAGCTGTATTCCATGTTCCTGCTCCCCCTACCCAGTAATAGGTTGCCATTACTCTACAATGTCCTCTATTAAAGCGTCAATAACTTCCTCTGAAGGAGGTGCTGTAATAATAGCAATCCAATTAGAAAGTCTTTCTTGTTTCATAGTTTCAATTTCTGCATCAGAATAAGTTACATCTTCAGGCAAATTAAGTGCGTCTGTGTATGCTCCATATTCTGTATCTATTGAAAAAATAATTTGCATATTATGCTAATGTAACTGAAAGATTGCCTGTGCTAATTTTAAATATGTCACCAGTAGTAACTGTTTTAGAAACATCTAAAGCTGTATGATAAAGTAAGTTGCCTGCAGTAGAAGCATCTCTAATACCAATGTAAGCTACTGTACCCCATGAACCTGTTGCTGTTGGGAATGTAACGTCAGCAGAGTTTGTAGATACACCGTTAGAAGGTGCGCCCATAGTGACTGATTGTCTAGCATAGCTTCCACCAGAAACTTCTGTACCTGTATCTGCATCTGTTGGGTCTGTTGTATATAAAGCAATATACGGTGTTGCTACTGCTGTAAATGCTGTATTGCGTAGAGTTACGTTGATTAAAGCGTTCTCTAAATAATTACTAATTTCTGCCATGATTTTTTCCTTATCTTGGTGTTACGTTTAATGTTGTGTATGCGTATGTTTGACCTAAGTCACTTGTCTTAATATTAGCAATGGCTCTGTCATACAATGATGACCATGTTGCTACTCTAGGGTCATTCATTAAATAAGGTTCTGCTTCTGCTAATGTGGCGTAAAGTAAAGCGTCTGGGTAGTATGCTAAATACAAGTTACTAGAAGTTGTAGTAGAGATAAATGTAGGTTGAGCATAGTATAGAATTTGAATGGTGTAATCAGAGTTTTGGCTAGGTGCAAATTGGAACTCTGTGCCTAACATTGTAAAGTAATGTGAACGACCTGATAATGATGTTTGACCATTACGGAAGAACAAGTCAGGTGACTGAAACTCTAAGATAATAGGTGGATTACCTTGAAAGTGCATCTCTCTTAACTCTAAGAAGTCGCTAGGAAATGCTACCTTGTTATCTGTAGGTGTAGTTGTAGCTACTTTTAACATAGCTTCTGTTCGTAAGTCACGAGTCATTCTTAACTGTGCCATCTGAATAAAGTCAGGGATAACACTTGTTAAGTCTGTTCTAGCTAGATAGCTTTCTACCGTTGATACAAAGGTAGTATAGTTTGTAAATGCCATGTTTATCCTTTTTTAACAAAGAAGATACAACCATTAGTCATAGCCACTTGTTTAATTATCTTAAATCTTAGTTTTATTTTGTCTTCCCACCATGATAGTGGTTCTTGAATTAGATGTGCATTACGACCATCTGGTAAAGTTTTAGCTGCAGGACCAGTATGTATCGTAAATAGTCCAAATTTCATAGTGACACGTTGTAAATCGTTCAGTACATTATCTAATAATTCAGGCTCTATATGCTCTAGAACGTCAATACAAGCCACGAACTCTGTTGGTTCAGGGGTAGATGACCATAATTCATTACTTGGCTCATACGGAGTGTATTTTACATCTACTGTGATAGCATCTTTTAGTCTACATTTACCTGCACCGTAGTCTAGTAGATATCTTATCTTGTTTTCTTTGATGATTAAATCTACTAAAGGTGCATAAGCTACACTTGCTACACCATAATTGATATCTTCATGCAGTTTAGACTGCATTTCTCTGTATTCGTTAGAGATTAAGTTGTTCAATGACTTCTTTCCATGTTCTATCATCTTGGTAAATGAGTCTCATGTGTCTATACCATGGCATACTTGGTTGAGCATATCTCCATTGGTGATATTTAGGTACTAAGCACCATGTTTTAACGCCCATAGCAGCACTACAATGTAAAGCTGTAGTATTGACCCCTAAAACCATATCACAAGCTGCTATAAGAGCTGCTGTGTCATCATAATCTTTTGCGTCAGATGCTAATTCTAAATACTTAACACCTTCAATTTTGCGTTCTACGCTATAGTCTAAGCTAACTAACTGTATGTCTTTGCGTTTAATGAGTGGCTGTAAGTCTTCTTCTGTAAGCTGTCTGCCTTTAGAGTTAGTTCTAAATGTACCGCCTTTAGTAGTGATACCTATAACTTGTTTACCCCATGGTTTAAACATGGCTTTCCACATTTCAACCTTATCTGTATCAGGTACTAGAAAAGGAGTCCCAGGAAAAGATTTGCTCGTTGGTCTGAAAAACTGGGGTAAGCCACCAATAGCACATCTTGCATCAATTGTAGCGTCATTTATCCACTCCACTTCTTTTGCTTTACGTGTTCCATAAACGATTGCATTAGGGAAGCTACGTTTAAATAATGTTTCTAATCTTTCATCACAGTCTATGTAGACTTTCTTACTAATAGCAATAGCGTCTGGTATACATGATGCGTAGAATATCTCATCACCTAAACCTTGTTCACCATAGATAACTAAGCTCTTATCTTTAGAACCGTCCCATCTAAGTTCGTCTTTATAAACTAACTCTTTACGGAACTTACCACCTAGTGACTTGTTCCATTCTTCCCAACCTTTAACCCATTCACCTTTAGCAAGGTAACTATGAGCTAGATTTAATTGTGCGTGTAGCTCGTTAGGATTGCATTCTAGAGCCATCTTTGCTGACTTCTCTGCATCATCCCATCTTGACATCTGAACGAGTGAAGCTGAAGCGTTAGCATAAGCTAGTGCATAGCTAGGGTCTAATTCTGCTGACTTTAAGAAGTATTTAATAGCATCATCAAACATATCCATCTCATGACATGCACGACCTAGAGATGTCCATAATGCTTTATTGCTTGGTGCTTCTTGTAATGCTCTACGAAAGAACTGATATGCAAATGCAGGCTTTTCACCCATTAACCAAATATAACCTAAGAAGTTTAGTGTAGCTGCATCATTAGGATAAACCATTAACACTTCGTTAATAATAGGTAATGCTACGTCATACTCTTCTTTTTGTATGAGGTCATGTATTGCTAACTGTACGTTCTTTAATTCGTCTTTATCCACGCTTTGTAGTCAACTTGAGATATGGATAGTTTTCGTTTATTTCTTTCATTAACTCTTTTGTTTGATTAGGGTTATACATGTCTATACCCTTTTGCTTTAACTGCATTTCCACTACAGGTGGAATACTAGCAAAGTGTGCCCATTCTTCTTTAACACCTTTATTCCAAACTTCAGGGTTATCTCTGGACTGTTTAATCTTGTCTAACATGCCACTCAAATCTTGAGTAGAAGTTAGGTAGTATGTATCTTTAGCAGGGTCATAGTCAAAGTATTGACTTACACCTGTTACGCTATTGTGGTCAAATAATATTGGCATAGTATAAATACAACAGAGGGAGAATTAACTCCCTCTATCATATCACATCTAATTACTAAGCACCTACGTTTTGCACTTTTGCATGTGCGTCAGGGTTTTGAACTACTAAAGCATATTCTGCTGTTAATAGCCAGTTTGTTGCGTCACCAGTCTTAGCAAGTTCTTCTTTGCTTAAAGGACGTAGTGAAGCTAAACCAACATAACCTGGGTCTACACATAAAACTGCTTGGTCACGCATGAAACGGTCAAGTTTCACAGTGTGATTACCGAAGTCAGAAACGTAAACGTCTGCTGCACCAGTAATAGTAGCTTGTGTTGTACCTTGAACATTGTTGAACTTAGTAGCAATACCGCTAAAGCCAGAGAAACGTGCTTTGTTAGTTGCTGACATAAGTATTAATGATGGCTCGCCACCGTCTGTCCAAGCTAATTGTAAAGCTGACTTTAAGTCTGCTTCAATGAATGTTACTGAAGTACCGTCTGTAGGAGCTGCAACTGTACCGCCTGAAAAACCAGGAGTTGTACCAGATGTAGAACCTGTAGCTAATACTCTGTTTACAATCCAAGACTCAATACCTGCAGATGAACGAGCTGTTGCTGCACCGCCTGCTGAAGATGCTTGGTTACGTACGATAGCATACTCCATGTCACGTTTCATTTCTTTACCAGCTTTCATAAGTTGGTAAGCAACTTCAGACTTACGACCATATTTTTTAACTACGTCATAAGTGTTAGAAATTTGAACTGTTTTACGTGAGATTTGAGTATAGTTACCTAATACTGTTGTTGATGCTAATGTTGCGAATGAAGCGTCATCACCTTCAAGGGCTCTGTTAGTCGCTGCTGCTGCTAATGCGTCTGTTTGCCATTGATGGTAAGTTTGACCTGCTGACATTCTTTTTGCTATTGAAAGCAATGGTGTATCTTCTGGAGAAATATCAAAAATGATATCCTCAAATGACTCCGCTATACCTTTACCGGTATAACTATTGGTTGCTGCTGTTGCCATGATTTTTTCCTTTGTAAATTAAAGCATGTTTTCTATAAGTTTTGTAGCCATATCTGACTTACCTGTTTTACGTAATGACTCACGTAATTGACGGTGAGCAGAACTAGCTTCCGCTTTAGTATCTTTAGAACCAGGTTTCACTACTGGCTTAGCACTTGATACTTTTTTCTTTACAGTTGAATTCTGTTGAAGTTTGCGCCATTGCATAGCGTCATGCAATACCTTTACGTGACGAGGGTCAACAATTGAGTTAAGTTCGGCATCTGAAAAACCATAATCCTTGCCAGTAGATAACAATGCTTGGTTAGTCTCGGGACTCCAATTTGGTATCTCTTTTGCTAGAATTTCTTTTCCTTTTGCTATCTTCTCAGACATCAATTGCGTTTGCTTCTGAACGACTTGTTGCTTTTTGGCTTCAAACTGTGAAACAAGTTGACTACGTTCTTGCTGTAGTTGGTTGTATGTAAAGAAAAGTTTTTGTGCTTCCACAAAGTCATTATCAGACAATTGGTTCCAATTCACGTTAGCATATTGGTTTAATTGTTGGTCTAATGATGTGATTTTTGCTACATCTTCAATTAAGACATTGTTAAGTTGCATCTGCTCTTGAAAGGCTTGCTCTTGCATTTGTATTTGCTGGGCATAGGCTTCTAGCTCTTTGCGTTGTTCTGCTACTTGTTGTGTCTTTTGCGTGTAGTCTAAGCCTTGTTGTGCTAATGCTACGACTTCGTCTAGTGGCTTCTCAACATCTTCACCATTGACTTTAAGTTTAAGGATAGCAGGAACTTCATCTTGCGACTGTTCTTCTTCATCAACCTCTTCATCTGGCTCATCTGTTGCTTCTTCTGACTCTACTTCTTCAGTATCTTCAGCTTCAGCCTCTAGTGGTGTTTGTTCTTCTTCGTCTTGAAGTTCAGGTGGTTTAACATCTGACTCAACACTATCACCTAGCATAGTCTCTAACCGACTTTGTGGTGACTGTTCTGCGACTTGGTCACTCATAGTTTTGTTTCCTTGAAATTAGACAATAGAAATACTCGTTAGAGTATTAAGTGGGCTTGTCCTTACCCAAATATCTTAAACTTAGGTCTGTCCGTTTGGATAGCTGCTAACTTACCTGTGGTCATCACGTCAGTAAGTTGCTTGTTTATTTGGTTTAATAACTGTAGTGCAATAACTAATCTGTTGTGTGTCTTCTCATCACCTAGTGGACTGTTAGTCATACTAGCAATAAGACTTTCACGAACCTTATCCATAGCTTCTTTGTAGATAGGGTTATCTAATATCTGTGCTGCTTGTTCACCACGTTTAACTTCTTCTAGTGACTTATCCGCCATACATCATTCCTGACTGAGCTTTGATTTGAGCAATAGCTAAATCTGTCTCTGCTTTAAGTTGAGCTTTGAAGCGTTCTAATTCTGCTTGTGCCACTATTTTTTCACGTTCAATAATGATGTCATTCTTGCTACGTTCTTGTTCTTGAGCTAACTGAGCTTGTGCTTTTTGTTGTGACAATTGCATATCAGACTGAGCCTTTTGTTGCTCAATAGCTAACTGACCTTGAATAAGAGTTTCTTGTGGGTCAGGTTGTTTTGGTTGTTCACCTTGTGGCATATTAGCTGGGTTAATCCAGAACTCTTCAGGGTTTTTAAATCCTGCATTCTGTGTAAGTTTAGCTAACGCATTGTATATCTTCTCAGGTGATGTAAGACCTGCACTAATAGCTTCTTTTTGCATATTTAAGATAGATGTTAAGTGCATTAACTGTTGGTCTTTATTACCTGCACCTAAACCTACAGAGATAGATAAGTCTTTACGAGCTTTCCATTCTCTAGGGTCTACTTCTACCCATTTGTTACGTAGACGAATAATGTCTGGTTTAGTAAGTGTTGTTCTAACTAAGTGATGCACAAGTTTAAATAACTCTTTTACACCTGTTTCAGCGAATGTTCTAGCTACTAACTCAATACGTTGTTGAGACGCATTCATAATCTGTGCTACACCGGTAGCTGTCTTGTTAAGACTGTTAGAGTCTAAGCCTTGATTGTAAGCTGTGATACCTGTTCTCTTTTCTTTCATAGAGTCCATGTATTCAACCATACC